GAAATCTCCAAGTTGGAGACTATGTTCTACTTAAAGATGATATCCCCGTAAAAATCTCTAAAAAAATACACTCAAAAAATGGGTACATTTTTATTACAATTGAAGGTAAAAGATGCCTAGTTGACCCAGATGCTTTAATTCCTTGTAAAAAAGTCCTAAAAATAATAAACTTTTTACTTGACACCATGATGATTTTCACCCTAAGATGGTGTCATAAAGGAGGAAGTGGCTATGAGTTGTCACATAACTGAAGAGTTAAGAGAATTTAGAATGGAAAAAGCTGGGGAGCTTGGTTGCTATTTAGCAAGAGAATGTCTTAGGGAAAATCCTAAAATTCTTCTTTCTGAGCTTGTTGATTCAGTTCTAAAAAAACTAGACGTTGAGAGTGATTTAATCTTTAGCGATGAAGAGATGGTCACTTTTAGAAACTTAGTTCTTGATGGGGCGGAGGATGTTTTTAAATCACATAAGGAGGAGGCATGGAGAAGCAATTAGTAGAAGCTTTAAGCGATATCGGCATTCATGATCTAATTAGATTTCAATCAATCTTAAATAAGCTCTGGGACACTGGAGCCTCAGAGAAAGAAATCCTAGTTTATCTCACTGAGGCTTTAGACATAGCAACAGGAGAAGTGGATAGGAGATACGATTTATATTCTTTAACTAATGAGGCAAATCATGGATGACCGAATGGATAGTTGGTGGACAAAACTAATGGAAGAGGAGGAATATGATTGTTAGTAAAGTAACTTACGCAATAAGAAGAAATCTAGGAAACTATGAGCATGAAGATTTATCTATAGAAATTGGAAATTCAGTAGAGAAACCTTCAACAGCAGAAGAGATGTTTAATGAGGCAAGAAAGCAGGTCATCCTAGCTACCACGGCTCAAAGACTAAAACTTTCTTCTGGTAAGAAGGAATAATCTTCTTTAAAATAGGTGTAGAGTGAACACTTTTAGTAACGCTCTACAAAAAGGAGAAGAAGGGGAAAGGTTCTTGGATAACTATTTCTCCCCTCGCTATAGAATAGAATCTGTCGATTTTAAAGATAGGTTCTCTTCTGTAGACCGAATATTCGTTCACCGTAGAACTAAAGCTCAAACATCAGTTGAATATAAAACAGACTATAAAGCAGCTAAGACTAAGAAGTTCTTTTTAGAGCTAATAGCTAACTCTGAAAAAACTCCCCAGGATGGGTCTATTCTACCTTGGCTCAAGTCATAGTGTTTTACATCCCAGATACAAATTTAATCCTTTCAATCTCAACTGGAGAGCTAAGAAGGCTAGTAAAAGAATGGATAAATACCTATAAGCAAGCCTCTTGCTATAACCCTAGATATCATTCAGTAGGACTCTTAGTTCCAGTTGATGTTCTTAAATCCCGTTCTCTAATAGGGAAATTACCCTAAGAGCCCTATTAGGAGTTTGCTTAGCCCAAAGGCTGTTCCTTGCATGACTTGCTGCTCCTTTAAAATCAAGTCTATTAACTGCCTCTATGGTAGCTTTAAATTTTTTAAAACCAGCCTCTCCTAATTGAAATATCATAGAGACTAGGGCAACCTTTCTTCCCCTAGAGAATAAATAAAAAGAAGGGAAAATCTTCTCTAAAGCTGAAATGCACTGAGTTATATCTTGGTCAAGAAGATATAGAGCTTCACTTTCTGATATCCCTTTATCTTCTAAGTTTCTTCCAACTCCAATAGTAAGCTTTCCAGCCGTACATTTATAGGGCTTTAGCTTCATGCCCTCTTCTTCTATTAAATGTTTTTGAATCTCTTGGTATAAACTTTTAGCCATAGCGAACTTTTGTTGTACCATCAGGTAGGGTATCAACGCCAGTTGCTTCTGGGGCTTCAGCTATAAAAGCCTCAGGGATAAGAGGAGTTAAAAATTCAGCCTCTTTCATTCTTCTAATAGCTAACCCCTTATCTCCTCTTTTGGCATATCTTCTAGCATCTTTTAGTAGCTCATTTTTAGCTGAATCCCACTTTCCCTTAACCACATAATTAAAGAACTTAGGGAGCTTTCCTTCAATGCCATATAGATTATGCTCTAAAGAAATAAGAACACTTTGAGCCTCCTTAGGAAGCTCCTCTAAGGTTACCCCAGCAGCATCTTTAATCACACTAGATAACCTCTCCCTATGAGGAGTTAAAACTGCCTCCTTTAATTCCCTAGACTCTTCAGGGGTGATGACTAATTTTCTTCTCTTTAGAGCATTAACAGCGCTTGCCCCCTTGAGCCCCATAAATGGCCTAATTTTAGCTGAAAGAGGATAGGATAGCTTCTCCCTTAGCTCATCATAGTTCTGCTGTCCTAGGTCAATTCCAAGGCTTACAGTGACTCCTGAGTTGTTCCCTCCAGGGTGATAAGCTTCTAACTTCTCTCCACCTTCATTCTCTACATAAAGAGCGTAGATAGGGTCAGAAAAGTCTGTCTCTGCATAACCTCCCATATCGTTGATAGTAGAAGCTGGGATAGGCTCTCCCTTATGAATAGCCATTTTAGCTCTATATCTTTTGGCTGGGTCTCTTTTATATATCTCAGTAACTGCCCCTGAAGCTGCTGCTTTGTCTTCAGGGGAAACTACTTTCCCAAGCTCATCCATACCAGTAAGATAATCGGGGGGAACAATTTTAGGTGCTTCATAGGCAAAGTCTCCATCGGCACTTGTCGTGGTGTCAACACCTTTTTCTCCAAAGAAAGGGAAATCTGTCCTTAAAGCCTCATCTAAGGTTTGGGTACTACCTCTGTCTAAAGGAATCTTCCTCCCGATACCTCTAAGGTCTCCCATAACTGACTCTACAAACCCTCTAGGTTCTGCATCAAATTCTCTAGCTTGTAAGAAGTTTCCCCCTCCGATACTTGGAGGGAGCATCCCTACTCCTTGAGCCCTTGCTCTAATATTTAAAAAAGGTGCTTCTGAGGTTGCTCCTGGAGTAAGGCTTGAAAGCTGATTAGAGACACCCTTAGTAGCGAGAACTTTGGTTAAAGCATCCGTTTCTCCATAAACCTCTTTAGCCTTTAGGTAGGCAGCTAAGGCTTTCGGGTCTCCTAAGTCTCCGACTCTTTTTTCTAGGGTCTCAGTTAAATGACTTGCTAATATTTTTCTAGCGCTGCTCCTAGCAGCTTCTTGCGATGTTTGAGCATAATTTAGACCGTCTCTTAAGTTGTTTCTAACATAAGAAATTACCTGAACATCTGGAATGGCTCCTGGAGCAAATAAAGTAGGAGCTAAAGCTTCAAGCTCTCTTCTTAAAGCCTGTCTTATCATTAGGTCTTGTCTAGTCAGGTCTGGAACCTTCTCTAGGGCATTAGGGTCAATTTCATCTAAAAAATCTAATTGAGCCCCATCCTTTAATCTTCTTCTTTTTAGGAATTTAGCTAAAAGTTTGTCGGCGGCTACGGAAGGGTCTTTTGACCTAATTCCAAAATCAATCTCTAAATCAAGAACATCCTTGGGGGTTTGAATTAACCTGGTTGGTCTTTCTTGAATAACTCTATCAAGAACTAAATCTATAGTCTGAGCTGCCCTATCTTTTTCTTTATTAAGGTTCTCAATAAATACAGTTTGAGGAACCGGAGCAAGACCTCCTACTGAAGTTTGAGTAACGGCAAATGGCTCATATTTTTTTGCCACTATCAACATCTCAGGAACGCCCTTTTCAGAAACCCTTAAATCCTTAAATCCTGAAGTTCCTAAGTACTCGCTCCAAGCTGTAGCTTCAGCAGCTCCCATCTCTGGAACATTGCTTCTAGCTCCGCTCTCTAAAAGCTCAGAAAGAGCTTCGCCTTTAGTCCTGCCTAATTTAAATCTACTAAGAGCCTTCCCTCCTAATTTAAAAATTGGTCCCCCTAGTTCTGCAAAATAATCAAGAAGCCCCAAATTAGGGTCGTCAATTAGTCCTACATCTTTTTCTAACTTCTTAGTCTCAGAAAGTCCTTTTAGCCCACCTGCAACAGTAGCTAAAGCAGTAGCGGTTCTTCCTAGCGGGGTACTACTCGCTCCAAGCTTTACCGCATTTAAAAGAGCAGAGGTTCCAGTCCCAGCAACCGTAGCTCCTGCTGCTCCTCCCCCTGTTTCTAGGGCTGCTGGTAGGGCAAAATCTACTACCGCCTCAGCCCCCTCGCTAGGAATAGTTCCTTCGGGAACCCCAAAATTTGTGGCTAAGAAACTCTCCCCCATCTTTACTAAGTTTTGAACAGTTGGAGACCTCTCATTTTTTATCTCTACTTTTTCAGACGGAACGAATGAAGGCTCATGCCCCCCAATCTCCCCTATAAGTTCTGGGTCTAATAGGGCAGCCTCTTCTGCCTCCTCATATTCTCTTAAGACTTCAGGGTCTAGGTCACTCACCTTTTAATACTCCATATTCTTTAAATAAAGGATTAAGAACTCTTCTTAGTTTTGGCCTATCATAAGTCTGAGTTGCCATATAAATTTTAGCTAAATAAATCTTAGCCTCTTTCTCGCTTGGATAACTTTGAGCCTCTGCTTTAAAATGGTCTAAAACTCGGTCCTCTCTATTTCTTCCTAGAAAATAATCCGCTTTTACCATTTCTCTACTTAAATTCTCATCTGCTACATACTTTCCATTAGAAGCCTTTTTAAGTCCCAAAATCGAAGCTGATTCATCCCCATAAAGATATCCGCTCTCCCCGAGAGCTCTATCGTGAGCCTTGGTAATAAACCCTAAAAAGGAATCTGCTTTTTTTAGAGAATCCGCCCCTAAAAGATTTTGAGCGATACTCTCAGATAAGGCATCCCAACTTAAAGACTTAACTGCCGTTCCAAAACCTAAAGCTGGAAGAATAGGGGAAAGGTATTGAATTTCAGCCTTAGTTAAGGCCGCTCCTAAATTGTTCATCTCCTTTACCTCAGCCCCCAAGGCTGAAAGGTTGGCTCTTTGAGCATCCTCGTCCCCCGATTCTACTGCCTGTTTAAACGCTAAAGCCCTATCTCTAATAGATTCAAATTTATTAAATCGATTCTTTTCTTTGTCCGTTAACTTAACATTTGGTTTAATGACAACTGCTCCAGTAAATCTTGGCCTATCCTCCTCAAACCCTTTTTCTACATACGTTTGAGCACTGTCAGTTAGTTTAGTTTCTCTATCTTTTAAGAGAGCCTCCCTTGCAATCTTATTAGCTTCTTCTCTAGCTGCAAGTGACTCATCCGCTCTTTTATCATCGATATCTCGATACTTTAAATCTTCTTCCCTCTCCTTTAATCGCCTCTCTTCCTTCCTCTCTTCCTTTCTATCAGCAAAGATTTGTTTTAATTCTTCCTTAGCTGCCTCTCTTGTAAGTTTCTTTGAAGCAGTTTCTTCTTCCTGCTCCTTAGCCATATTTATAGCCCCTAAGGTGCCTCCTACTTGAGATAACTCCTTACCACCCATCAGACCACCCATAATGGCTGGAGCAATCCCCTTAATGACCTTTAAAAGAGGACTATCAGGCTTTTCTCCTTTTAACAGGGCTCTTAGTTCTTCTATTCTAGTAGAGTCATCTTCAGTTAAATTAGAAGTAGGAGAGAAGGTAGGAGTAGTTACGGTAGGAGCCATTACTTCTGGAGCCATCACTTGAGGTTCTCCAATAGCTTCAGGAGATAATTGACTATTTAAAACAATATCTCTTTCCTCTGGAGTATAACTTTCCCTTAGAATTTCTTCCTCTTCATAATCTTCTAATGGAATCATCTGGCTTTTATCCACCATATAAACTCATCTGCTTATTTAAAGCATCCTCTTGAAGAAGGTTTTGATAAAGACTCATATATCCACCAAGCTTATTCGCTTTATTCTGAGCCTTAACTCCTTGTTGACCTAAAACCCCTCCATAGTAGGCTCCTAAGCCTCCTAAAGTCGTTCCAGCTCTTCCAGCTACTTCAGCTCCTTGTTGACCTAGATTGTAAGCTTTTCTTCCGTACTCATCTCTTTCAACTCCAGAAAGAGAGTTTAAGTAGTTTTGAAGTCTAGTATCCTTTTCCCTAGCTCCTTGAACAAATAAGTCTCTTTCAACGTTGGCCTTATCCTGTATTGCTGCTCTATTTAGATTTGCAGCTTGAGCTGCTGAACTTGCTCCTCTAGTTCTTGATATCCCTTGAGCCCTTCTTTGTTCAGCTAATCCTGTTTGAAGGTTTTGATTAATCCCTTGGGACATTGCTTCTCTCATTGCTGAGTACTCAGGAGAGGTGTACCCCTCTAACCCAGAACGCATCCTACTAAGAGCCATCGCCAAGTCTTTGCTTCTACCTTCATCTAGCCTTCCTAAAGAGCCAGGAGAGTAGAACTGGTCAGCTAGTCCTTTTCCATACTCAAGACCGGCAGTAGAAAGCTTATTAAACCTATTTTGAGCCTTCTTTAAAGAGGGAGAACCCTTTAAAAGCTTTAATATCTGACTTTCAATCTGACCTCTATCCACCGTAATTACCTCCTTGCAAATATTGTGCCAACATATCAGTTACAAAAGTCATCTGGTTAGGGGTTAGGGTAGGGTTTATTGGTTTTGTAAATTGCAGCGGATTTTGACCATAAAAAACCATAGGCTGAGGTGCTGGTCCTATGGGTCTTACAAACTGTCCTTGTGACTCTATAGGCATATCATTTCTCCTCATCCCTGTACTTCTACCAGTTTGTGAATCAAACATCTCAGGGTTTTGATACCCACCAATTAAAGTTGGAGGCAAATCCCCCCTCATAGCATCAGCGTAAGTATACCCTTGTGGTATAAGACTTCCTTGTCCCCTTGCTATAGCATTAGTCCTTGACTCATCTGTCATACCTCTAGCTCTTTTAGGAGCATACATAGGAGTTTGAGCCGTAGTCCTGGCTCTCATTATGTCTGTTATATATCTTGGTAAGTCGCCTTGTTGTGCCATAGTTTTTATTATACCTCAAATCTTAAATACAGTTAAATATGAAATTCTCCTAGCAGAATATAAGGTTCCCCCATTACACCACCAACTAGTAGAAAATGTATTAGCTCCTCCTTGAAGAATCTCTTGCCTTGTTACTGTTACTTGATGCTCCCGTCCTCCAGTCCCAGCGTGAAAGGTTTCAACAAAGGTTTCTGCTCCTGTGATTAAGGAACCATTATAAGCAACGCTGACTGCGTTAATCTGATTAGCTGTTCCGTTTTGTAGATTCATGACAGTAGTATAGATTCCTATCCACTGTTCTCCAGTAGGTGGAGAAAAAGAAAGCTCAGAATCTGGGATAGTAACCGGAGAGGTTGAAGTAGTGCTAATAGAATATCCAACAGGTGTTTTTAAAACTCTTCCCTCTCCCTGGCTAGAGTTTCTAAGTTCAACAGCCCATCTTGAAAGAGTCTCTTTCCAATTACCTAAAATAGGAAGCTTCATGGTAAGAAATCCTCCTTTTCGTAATCAATATCAGCAACTATCTCATAGCCAGTGATAAAAGGTGGGTTAGTTGAATTAGCTGAAAGAGTGAAAGTAAAACTAAGAAGCTTAGAATTAGTTAAAAGATGCTTAGTTGACCAATTTCTACCATTTAAGAGCTCATCAAAAGAGAATGAATCATAAGTTGTTGTTGTGTTATAATTTCTCTTTCCAACTAAGCTTGGAGTAAAGCTAGGCCAATTTTGACTTATTGGAATACTCCAAAGTCTAATTCTTTTAAACATCTTATAAAGGCTAGGCTCTCCAAGATGTATCCAAGCTGGAGTAAATGTATAGGTTTGATTCTCCCCTTGATTAGTAAATCTACTTATCCTTAAAGGCTCTAAAGTGGTTGAATCAGTATATGGAGAATGTCTTTCCCATAGGACTCCTGCGTGGGTTCCGTCTGGGTCTGGATTAGATAAATGCCAAATCTTATTATCATAAAAAGCTATTCCCCCTTGCTGATTAATAAGACCAGCTCCAGAGCTAGGAAGGGCTAAACTTCTTTTATACCATCTAGGAGGATTCTCCCAATCAAAAGCAAAGCTTAATGATGGGGTAGTTGTAATAGTAAGACTTGAAGAGGTGTAAGGGATAGAAGAAATAAGCTCTCTCCAAAGAGGGTCAGAAAAGCTAACAGCTCTTTCTAAAACTAAATCACTCTCCCCTGTAATAGCAGGGTCAATGTTGCTAGAAAGCTCTAATGCCCTTTTCCCATCTACTAAAAATACAAATCCTAAAGTTCCTACTCCTACAACAAAATCTAACATCTTAACTAAAGAATGGTGACTAGAGATTCCGTAATCCCCTTCGGCGATGGTAATACTCTGAGAACCCCCAGGGGTTGTTAAGTCCCCTATCACTTCATAATGACCATTCTTTTTAAAGACCAACAATCTATTTGCTGAATCAGACCTTGTAGCTCTTATTTCTCCCGATAAACTACTTTCAATATCAATTAAATTAGTAGCTAAAGGAAAGTATTCATGCTCTCCTGGTAGGCTCCACCTAATACTATTGGGCTCTTCTCCAGCAACTGTTAAACAACTTTGATGAGTAGAGAGAAGATGTCCTCTAGGAGGTAAATCAAACTCTTGCCCAAAGGGTTGGTCAATAAACAAGGCTCCTAAAGCAGAATCAGCCTTAGTAGAGGTATGAGCATTCGTAGAGAGATGGCTAAATGCTGTAATCGTTTCTAGGTAAAAATCAGCCCCATTAGCATTTGTTCTATAAATTTCAACTAACATCCCTTCAGTAATAGAAGTTGTTGAAAGGGTTCCAACATCTCCCCAAACATCAGCGTTCCAAACTAGGTGAGTCTCATCTAAACTTAAAGATGAGGTAATTGCTAATCTGTCCTCTCTTGATAATAGTTGAACTCTATAAGGAGAGACCTGTTCATAAGAAAGTCCTTGTTCTTTAGCCTTAGGGTCATCTTCTATTGGGATTAAAGTAGAGCTACTTAATGTTATAAAATCTTCATCGGTAAACCCATGACCCCTTTTAACCTCAAGCTTAGCTATTCTTACCGATTCTCCATTAATAGTTTCCGTTGAAACAGAAGGAGCAGTAGTAGCTGTTGCTACAGCGAATCTAGGGCAATAAGGAAGGTTGCTCACCCTTAAAAGAGAACTTCCACTTGGGATAATGGAACTTGGAGCCGGATTAACTACAACTTGAGTATTGAATATCTGCTGAACCGTATAAACTCTAGCTATATCATTGGTTCTTAGGGCTAAGATATCCCCTATTCTTAAACTCCCAGCAGCCAAGGCTGCTGTGTTGATAGGAATAATGCTCCCCCTAGAATCTGCTGTTGTAGTAACCGACAATTCACTTTGTAAAAAAGGAGAATAAGTAACCGTTGCTGAATCATTAGAAACACAGGTTATTGAATCAGTGTCTAAATAGGTAGAATAATAAGTATTACCTTGAGCATCATCTAACCTAAATCTAACCCTCCACCTATAAGCCCCAGCAGATAAGCTCCCCCCACTCCCTACAGCAACAGCAGAAACGCTTCTTGGTGGAGGAGTCCCTGCGGCTCTCACTACTTGACCATCATACTTTAAAAGCCTTCCTCTCATTAAATCAGGTTTTCCTTGGTCGTAATAAACTACCCCACCAGAAAGTAGGGGAGTTCCTGGAACGTATTGATGCCCCACATAGCAAACGTCTCTTAAATTAGACATTGAAGGCATTTGAACATTGGAGTTCTCATAGGCGTAGAACCAACTATCCATTACTGGATAATTATAAATAGCAGCATTTCTTGTTGCATCAACGCCTCCAGAATTTCCCATTTGAGGCAATCCTTGGGGAATAGGGTCCCAAGAGTAGAAATAGCAAGTAATAACATCACCACTTCTCTCTACTCTAGTGATAGCTGAAGCCTGAACGCTTCCCGGTCCAAAAAGCCTACTCCTTCCTCCAGATGTATTAAAGATAACCCCTGCTCCATTTTGCTCATCGTAGTAAGTAGAAATTTGATAGGTATTAGCTGCTGTTAATCTTTGGACGTAAAAGGGGGTAATAGCACAAGGTTGCACCGCACTTCTGTAATAAAAAGAAGAGTCGTAGATAGCTAAAGTATGTCCTGAGTCGAAAACGACAGGGGTTAAGGACTCTATATTAGTAACAGCATTATTTATCTTCCCAGATTTAATAGGATAAGTTACCGTATAGCTTCCAGCTAAACTATTACAAAGCTCCCATATAGTAAGTCCAGCTATATTTGAAGATGTAAAGTTTGTTCCTTCTTCAACGTCTAAAGTAAAATCATTAACACTATCGATATCGACTTTAAAGTTAAAACTGCTATCGATATAAACATCTACTGTCGCTCCAGAGAAAGAAGCGTCAGTAAAAGAAAAGCTAAACTCTTTTAGTCTCCAAAGATAATTATTACACGCTACTAGTTCTTCTTCTGTGGCTCCAGTTTGTCTATTTAATTTAATATAATTATGAAGTCCCCCAATGGGACCATAATTAGCTCTAACCGAATATCCTTCAGCTCCTTGGATACTTCCTCCTTCAGAAGAGCGATAATTTGTTAGCTCTAAAGCTGAATTAGGGTCAATAGTTAATGGACTAGAACGTAAGTCTAAGCCCTTAAAATCTTCAAAGTTCTTAGTCCAAATAACCTTTTTAGCCAATTATCCTCCTATCTAAGATAGGAATAGAATAAACGTCCTCACTTGGTTGAGCAAAGCTTTCTAGTATCTGACTTTCCATTCTTAAAAGCTCACCATCCTCAATACCTGCTTGATTAGAAGAATCTTTAGCTAAAGCACGTTTAGCCATATAGGTAACTAGATATCTTTGGCAAATCCTTGGAAGCTTAGAATGAGTGGTTGTGTATTTCCCCTCCGTGAGATATTGACCAGCTAAATCAGCTAGAACATATCCATCAACTAAATAATCACTCACATTCCCTACTACTGTAATAGTGGTAGTAACAACTGTTGATACTTTTGCATTTCTTAAAAGAACTTCTCCAAATCTATCAGAGATACAAACATACTCTGGAGTAGTGCCTATTGCCACATTTGTAGTAATAGTGCTCCCTGACGGGGTTCCTGAAATAGTAGCAGTTGATAGTTTTAAAGCGTCAAGCTGTCTATAGTAAGTAACCCTAATCTTTCCAGTATTAGGAATAGGGCAGAGATAAAGAGTCCTTCCAATTCGGATATAAAACTCTGGATATCCCGCTATAGAAGAGATTCTCTCTTTTACAGTCCTTGGTGGGAGTGGCCTATAATACTGAGAATCTCCGCTTTGAGAGTACTCAACAGCAATAATTCTATTATTACTAAAAATATCATCAGGAACAGAAATGGATTCCGTTTGGGTTGAAATAGTGACTTCATAAAATTCTACAAACTCCTCTGGGTAGTTATTAATAATGAGTGTTTGAAGGTTTTCTTGAGCCTCATTAGCATAGACCTCAAATAAACTCTGAGGATTCCCCTGGGTAGAGGAATAGTCGGTGTTATTTGATTGAAGTCTACTCTGAGTAATCAGAGTCGCTAACCCTTCACAGTAATTCATATTATTTACCTAATTTTTTCTTTAAATTAATTAAAAGTATCTTCTTTTTTGGGGACACTTCTTCCATAGGACTTTCTTCTCCCATAGAATCCTCTTCTTCCATCTCTTCTTCCATGTCATTTTCCCCTCCCATAGAAGCCAGTGCAGTTTTAATTGCTGCCATAGCCTCTTCAAGACAAGACTTAAGGTTTTTATCATCCATTTTTTCCTCCTATAAAATTGCTATACGGATTTTCTACTGCGTAAGGATTATTCCCTACATATTTCTCTAGTAGATTGACATAATTAGGCATCATAAGCTGAGGGACGGCTTTTGGAGCCTCAAAACTAAAACCTCCCCCAGAAGCTCCTGGAGAAAGTTCCCTCATCTTCGATTCTAATATTTTTCTTCTTTCAGCTGGAAAGGCTTCAGGGTTTATTTCTCCTACCTTAGAATAAAAAGCTTTTAAGTTTTCTTTTGCTTTATTAATATCTCCACCTGAATTTGAAACAGCAGCATTAACTATGTAGCCAGTCAAATCCGTTGACTCTTTATCCTTATTTGGTCCAACTATTCCATAGGAAAGAGGAAGAGCGTAAGGGATAAGGTCTTGGACTAATTTGTTCTTCATGTCCATATTATAGCCAGCCTTACTACCATCAAGGCCAATATTGAACTTAGTTCCATCAGCTAAGGTTAGGTAGTGAGTCCCTCCTTCTTTAGAAGCTAATCCTAACCTTTCTAAGGTGTTTCTTATTTCATCTCTTTTATATTGGTCTTTTGATTTATGTCCACCAAAGGCACTCTTTAATGCTCCAACAACACTACCTACCCCAGCTCCAATTCCAGCTCCTAGTGGGCCAAAATAAGAACCAACCAAGGCTCCTGATTTTGCTCCCCCTAGAGTATTTTTCTTCCAGTCTTTTTGCTTTCCACCATCCTTTAAAAGCTTATACCCCTCTAAAGCTCCAAAGACTGGCCCAATAATGTTCCCTGCTCCATATCCCCCAGTTCCAAACCCAGCACCACTAGACCAATTTCCGAACAAAGAGGGGGTCTGACCTAGAATGGTAAAAGGTTCTGTAGCTGGAACTATCCCAGCACTAGTACTAGAAGCTGGCCCTTGATAGCTCATATTTAAGCTAGGGATTTCTCCAGCAAAAGACATATTAGGACTTGCCCCAGGGAACTTAGGTAAGTAAGAAATGCCGTATTGAGATAGTAAATCTAAATATGGGTTAGGTTGTTTTTCTTCATTACCCGCCATAGCCCCTAATGCTCCTTAAGGCAGGTTCAGAGGCTCTAAGAGCTAGTGATTGAGCTGGAGTAGTGAAACTTTCAGCTCCTTTAAAATAAGCATTCGGTGTCTGAGCGTAAACAGTTAAAGCATTTTTTTGGCTTTCAGCTACTTGGTTAGCATAGTTTTGTAGTGCCTCTCCAATAGCTTTCTTTTTAGCTAACTCTATTTGAGCTGCCCCCGTATCTTGAGCTAGTTTTTGAAGGGCTAACTGATATTGCATTAAAGCTAAGGTATTTTCAAATCCTCTTTGGGTCTTAGCATCCGCTCTTTGTTCTTTAGCTAAATCAAGCTGACCTTTTTGTCCCCATAAAGACAAAGCTCCACTTGCTAAGGATGGAAGCAAAGAAGAACCTCCAGAAGTACCACTGCCAGAGTTTAAAAATCTTCCTAGCTGAGTAGTTCCTTCTCCTAGTCCTACAAAGGTTGAGAGTCCATCAGCTATAGAACTTAACCAACTCATTAACCTTCCTCGGATTCTCCTCCTCCAGGAGCTCCTTCTTCTATAATTACAAGATATTTATAGGCACTAAATACCACCAACACCTCTTGTTACATAAAGGGTGGCTGTCTCTGTTGCTGCACAAATATGGGCTATTCTAGTAGCATCTCCACAAGAAATTAATAAAGCCCCCCCTGCTAATATTGGCATATCTGCTGTAGCGCTTGCTGTAGCTGCTGAATCACTAGTTATCTTAATAAAGCACTTATTAGTCCCTAAGTTAGTAAGAAGAAGACTCCCCCCTCCAGAAGTAGGAAGTGCTGTATTCCCCGATGTTGAGGTTACACTTATTGTTACTGTTCCAGCTTGATTAGGTGTAAATAATTTACTCATACTATGCTGCTCCTGCCTCCGATGCTATCCAAGTGTTTGCTGCTGTAACCATCACGACTCTGGCCCCGACAACGTAGCATAATGCGCCACCACCCTCACTGCCCCTCCAGTAAAACTACCTCCGTTTGCCGTAAGCACTACGTTTCTAGCCGCTGCGCTCCATGTTCCAGTAGGGTTAGCCGTGTAGTTCGCGCTAGTAGTTATAGTGTTTAAAGCTACTGCTATTGAAGCGCCCCATAAGTCCACGCCTGAGCCATCACCGATAGAAAAACTCGTAGCTCCCGTTATCGCCGTAGTAACTCGAACCGTCACGCCAAGTAGCTGCGCCCCTGCTGGAATTATACCCGTAGCTGTTGCCGTAGCCCCTGACAAGCCACTAAGCAGCACCTCATTTGTAAAAATTCTATATTCGGCACTATTTCGAGAAGCATAACTTCCATGAGATGAGTTATTGTTAGGTAGATATACTCGGAACTCTGAGCTCGCAACATCGCCAAGAGACACTCTTACCGAACCATTTAAACCAACTGTCCCATACTCATTACCGTACACCGATAAATTCCCGCCGCGAGAATCTGCGGAGCCACCACCGCCGCTTATAAATATTCTCTTGGTGTCCGATCCATCTGATGTATCTGCTCCAATTTCAAAAGTTGTGGGAGTAAATCTTAAGGCACTCCCATCCGCTGCTAGGGTAAGGCGGGTTGTGTTGTTGGTCCGTAAGTTAAAGACATGGTTTGTTGTAGTGCCAACTACACCTGCCGATTCACCAGCCGAAGCTGAGAGGCTAGTATTAATAGTTCCAGTGCCAGCAAGAACGGTAGTAAAGGGTACGGCTGCTGTACCTAACGCCCAAGAACCAACGGTGTTTGGTCTTAAGGATGAGTTAGCGTGGTCTAGCACGACCCTACTCACGCCATTCGTAGAAAAGTTTACGTTATGCGCGGAAAGAGCCCCAAGAAGAATCCCCACGGAGGACGAGTCAGCATAAGCTGCTAAAATTTGAGTGCCGTTGGTCCAAACTTGATTTATTCCTGTTGCTACAACGTTTATGTCGGAATAAATGGAAGCACTAAGACCGTTTGTAAATCTAATTGGTTGCCCCGAAGCTGCATTTAAAACAGTCCTATTAGACGTATCAGCCTTAAGTAAATCTAAATCAGCGGTTCCTGCTGCGTTACGTGCTTGAAGGAAGACATCATTAGCTAAGTCGAACTGAGCTATAATACCAGCAGAGGTTACTCTAAAAACTACTGCATTGTTTCTAACAAATTCTATATCTTGGTCACCTTCAGTACCAAGGACTAATTTGTTTCCACTTCTTGCTATAAAGGATGGGGTGCCGACTAGGTTGATATCTGCGTTTTGGGTCATAAGAATCCTAAAAAAAAGGAGCCTTTTTAGGGGCTCCCTTTTTATTAATTAAGCAGAAGGGCTAGGAAGGGTGAAGTAATAAACATTCACTCTAACTGTTCCATCTGTTGATGTTCCTCCTACTGGAGTTATTACAATATTAGCTGCTGATGTATAAACAACACCTGCTGTAGCACTTGTTCTAGCTGCTGAACTAATTGCAGTTCCCTTGGTTATTGCACCAAGAACTCCCCAATAATCAGCATCAGAACCATCGCCTATATTGGCTCCCGTGACACCAGAACCAGCTAAAGCCTCAGTAATAACAGCAGTAACGCCGATTACAAAAGCTCCATCTGGGATAATTCCAGTTAGAGTAGCTGTGCCAGAAGCCATATCAGCCGCTGCTGTTGCTACTCTCAGTTCACAAACCGCTTGAGTATTTTCGTTGTTACAAAAAAACCTAACAGGTTGGTCTTTTGCGGTACCTAGTACGACGGCTTTCTCTTCAGCAGAGATAAACACACCATTTTGTAGGTCAATATTTCCTGTACTTGACATATTTATCTCCTTATTATGTAGCCGTTACGCCAGTTGCAACGCCCTGGAATGGAGGAGCTATAAATAGCTGTCCATAAGTAGCGTGTCTTAGCTCAAATTGGTCTTCATCCACAAGTCTTAACATTCCATAAGGGTTTCTAACGTCCTCATTTACCCATCCAGAATTTGGTCTTCTGTAATAAGCAATGTAATCAGGGTTAAGAGCATAAACTGTTCCAGCTTGACAGAATCTGTCAGGTAGAAGTTCTGCTGGCCCTGATGAGGTCATAATTTCAATTCCCTTGAAGTTATAGTTAGCAGTATTTGAGCTAGGTTGAGCATAACGCTTTTGGTTTTCAAAAGTGTTAAGAGCTGCTTCAAAAAGCTCATAAGTAGTAATGAAAAGCTTAGGAGCCTTTCCTACTTGCTTTGATACTCCTTGAGATAGCTTATTGAAAATCTTATGGTCAATAGCTGCTCCATAAGATAGAACTTGGAAGGATTTCCAACGTCTTTGAACAGGCACTCCGTAAAGAGTTCCAGTAGTAGCAGTTGTTACTCCAGAAAGTCCAAGAATATCTCCATCTTCTGAGTTTTGAACAAATACTTCGTCTGTAGCAGCAGGAACTTGAGTACCTCCAGCTTGTCTTTGAACAACTACAGTTCTTGTAGAAACTGTTACTGATTCAATAACAAAAAGGTCAGTATTTCCTGTCTCAATGTTAACTAGTACGTTTTCTTCCCAGTTAGCTTCGTTCCAGCTAGCAGTAGTGATTACTAAAGAGTAATTACCTCCACCGTTATCAGTAACAGAATCGATAACTCCTAGTGAACCATCTCCGTTACCAAAAGAGGCACGCCTATGGTTCCACATATCAGCTTCAGCAGTTTTCTTAACAAGCTCTTTAAGAGCGTTAACGAAAGCTCCTTTATTTGAAGCAGATTCTCCAAGGGCTTCTCTATCTACTAAGCCTGTGGCGTACATCTTCTTAGAAGAAATTTCCACATCACCATAGTTAGGAACTCTGGCTTCTGGTAGTCTCTTAGAACCTACACCCCCTGAGATTCCTAAAGGAGCTGGGAATTTAAGAAATTTACCTTCAAATGATTTTGGTTTTTTGATTCTCTCAAACATTGGAGAAGCTATGTTGTAGCAGTTCTCGTAATACTCAAGAAAATCGGTTTTAAATAACGCCGACGCATCTACATCGTTTAGGGCGTTTTGTAAGTCGGTTGAACCGAATGACATTTAGACCTCCGAAAAGTTACCTTCCAGGAGGACTAGCTATCTTCTTAGGTGAAGGGTAGCGTAGAAAAGCTTATCTTTTCTCTCCTCTCTGGAACCTTAGTTTCTTCCTTTCGGGGTCCCGGTTTAGGTGTCGAAGGTGTGGCTTCTACCTTTCGGTCCTTACTTCCTAGTAGCTCCTTAAAAAAATAATCGGCTTCACTAGGTGATAACCCTTCCTTCCTTATGGTTTCAAAGACGCTAAAGAGAACCTCCTTAGGTGCATTGTAACCTTCAGCTATCTGGGCTACTTGTATAAATATGTCAGAGTCGTCTATAAAAGACAACACTTTTTTTATCTGCTCCTCTGGAGGGAGATTAGGGTCAATTTTAAACTCTGGATTAGTTTCTGAGAACTCAGCCATTTTAGCTAGGGCTAGCTCAAAATCAGAGACTGTTTTCCCTCTTTTTACTAGCTCAGACTGAGCCCAAGTCTCAACCTGTATTTGGGTCTTTTGAGACTCAACCTTCTTCTTTTGACCTTCAAATCCTTTCTTTTCCACCTCATAAAGCTTTCTATCGATATACTCTTCTTGAGCCTTATCATCCATTTGAACGAACTTAGCTGCTTCTTTAACTATATCGGTATAAACTTGTTTTAGAGCTGCTTTTGGAGAAAGTCCTGACGCTTCATACCCTAAGCTCATAGCTATAAGGGGTTCTTTAGCAGAAAGCTCATAGAGTCCTTTTAGGGTCTCTTCTATTTGTCCTTTTTCTCTTTCTACTCTTTGTCTTTGAAGGTCAACTTCTGATAGCTTTTTAGCGTAATATTGTTTTCCAGCAAAATCTCTTTTTAAATCAGCTAAGGGTATTTCATGAACTTCTCCAGCTATCTTAACTGGTATTTTAGCATCTTTAGGGACCTCGTAAATCTCGTCTCCAAGAATAAAGGTTTCTAGTTCTGGGAGAGGTTTAGAGATGTCTTCTTTTTCAGGTTCCTTAGAAGGAGTAACGGCTTCAAGATGAGTTTCTGTAGGTTCCGCAGGAGCCTTACTTTCCATAAAGGGAAGTGGGGAGTTAAATTGCTCTAGGATATTAGAGACTGTTTCTTGCTTTCCTTCTGTTGAAGTCTCTTCGGTTATTGTGGGGGTTTCGGAGCTTGTGTTTTCAGTGTTTGGGGTTTCTGTCATATAGCAATTAGTATGCCATGTTTAAGAGAAGGTGTCACTATATTATTGGGCCCCATTTAATAGAGGAGGAGACTCTTCTAAAGGGGAACCTTCCATTGGGGCTCCTTCTTCGGTAGGCATTAAAAGTGGTGGAGGCTCTTCAACATAAAAGAGTGGGAAATACATAAATTTCTGCATTACAATTTGAGCTAAGGCAGGGTTTTTAGCCATAGCTTCTGTTAACATCATTTCAGTCATCCCTATATGAGTATTAAATTCTTCTTTTCTTACATCAGAAGCTTCTTTATAGGTAGGAGTTTGTATCATTAAATAGTGTTGTTCTAGGTGTACTATATAGTCTTCCCCTTCTTCTGGAGGACTAATGATAGAGCCATCAGCAAATTGTTCATTCTCTGTTTGAGCCATCTTAAGAGCTGCTGTAGCAATATCATAAAGCTTTTCAGGGATTTTGTACTGAAGAATATTAAAGGCTTGTTGAGGGGAGATGGCACCTGGGAACATTTGAAGAAGTTTATCTATTTCTTCAATTCTACCTTGAATTGAGTCAGAGAATCCATTTGAGTTTTGAACTATAATTTCATATTCAGAGGAGAATCTAAAATCCTTAACTTTTCTTAAGTCCCACATAGAATCAGAGCCTATGATTCTAATCATTCTCTCTGGGGTCAGTGGATAATAACTACCAATAACAGAGGCTACTTGCTGAAATACTTGTCTAATACATTCGTTATGCTTAATTAGCTGAGTTGAGTTTCTTTGACGCTCTTCTTCGGCATAAAAGTCAAGCATATTCTTACTTCTAGCTCCAGGAGGAGGTTGCCCTAAAGAAACTCCATGAATACCAAAAATCATATCTAATTGGCGTTCATATCTTTCAAGAAGCATCATTGAGTCTTGAGTGACTGAGTTAAAAGTTACCAGTTGAGGATACTGCATTCCAGGTTTTACTTGAACGATTGTAGCTGCATTACCTAGTGACTTAATATCAGCAGCTCCTTTATGCATCATCCACTTTGGATGACCACCAAGCATTACGTTTCTTCCATTTAACCAATAATGTTTATTTAATTGGTGTTGAACTGGAACTGCCCAGCGATAAACCGATTCTGCCCAGCAGCTCCCTGGAACATCAATATCTGTTCTTCTAACGAATGGAAGCTCTTTATGGTCATAAGGGTATTTCTCTATGTTAAACTCTACTACTTGGTCACCTATAATGGTTGCTACTACCCCATCTGGGATATCAACTGTTGGTCTATGAAAGAATTTATAAACAACTAGCTCGTCATAACCTTTAGTTTCCCCAGTCTCAAAAGAAAATACCTGATTAGACTTATCTGTCTCTATTTTAGTTTTATATTTCTTCTCTGCTTCGTCTTTATTGATAATATCCCAAAGGACTATTACATAATCGACCTCTTTCCATTCTCTTTTAGTAGGGTAGAGAACAAAGTAAGGTTCTATAGGAGAGATTTTAACATCTCCTATGATTTTATTACCAGAATCATCAAAGGTATTTAAATCTTTATCCCAACCAACGTAAATAAAGTTCTCTCCAAAAACTTTAGTTCGCCTAGAGTTCTCTTGAAAGAGAAGTTCAGCATCATTTTTTCTTCCAGCAGCATCGAGAAGGGGTTTCATGCTCCTAGAAGACAACCTATCCCCAGATTCTTCTGCGTTACTGGGTAAAACCTCAAAAGTAGGCTTTTGGAGAGATTCCTTGGATACGGATTGTTCCGTTAGAAAGTAAAGACGATTTACCATGGTAGGAACTCCATAGTCTAAACGTCTTAAATTTGAGTACCTAGCTGGTCTAATTAGACGATATTCCATGTTATAGTCATACTGGCCTAGGTACCAGATAAGATAGTTTTGTTGAGTAACGATTCTTACTTCGTGAATTTCTTCTAGCTCAGAGAGGGTTTTATAAAACCACTTTTTAAAGTTCTTTTCTTGTTTCCAGCCTAACTCGCAGCAAAGAGGTTTTAAGGCTCGTCTTCCATCTGCTTTCCATTGGTCTAATTGGGCGTTAGTACTATCCATCTGCTAGCTTTGAATAATACTCCTTTCTCCCATTTAGGGGAATGGGATTCTCAGGCTCTAAAAGCCTCTCAGTTGAATTTTTATAAGCAAGCTCAGCTATCCCCTCAACTGATTCAAGTTTTTGGCTTATAGAGGCAATTTGAGCCTTTAATGAGGCATTCTCAGCTTTAAGCTCCCCTATTTCTTGAATCCAGACAGTTAGCATCTTGGCTAGCTCTGCTGAGATAGTATCTACGTAAAAAATGGCTCGGTCATCGCTCATGGTTTATCCATAAAGTAAAAAGGGTCTTCTTGTACAATTAAGTCTTTCATAAAATCTTCAAAAGTTAAAGAAGATTCTTCTTCCTTAAATTCATCTCCGTCTTCTTTTGGGATATCTTCCTTGCTTACTTCTGGCCTAACAGAGAAACTAGTTATTTCTAGGGCGTAGAAGGCGCAATCGCAGTTATGTGAGATTACCCCGTTAGAGAGAACGAAAGAACTCGTTTCTGGAACTGTCATGCAATAAACGTCTCTTAGTCCTGCGTCTTCTGCCTTGACGATGGCTTTATGCAGTTCCACTTTACTAAACCTCTTCTTGCTCCTTTGTGATTGCAGTTTGGAGAGCAAAACTTCCCAGGCTTCCTTTCCGAAGTTAAAAACTCTTTTGAACAAATCAAGCACTCTCTCAAGACCTTTGGAGGGCGAATCCCCCTTTTCCTTTTCCCCCACTCTTTGAATTTCGCTTTCGCTTCTTCTGTTTTCTGCCAAGCGGTAGCCGCTGGAATAACTACCTCTAGCATCCTCTTTCTTGAAGCTTCCCTTCTCTCTTCTGTCATATGCGCTCGTATATGCTCCCCAGGGGTAACTAGAGTTAGATTTTCTAGAGTATTGTTCTCCCGATTTCCATCTATATGATGAACATGGAATCCTTTTGGGATACTCCCATTGAAGTGCTCCCAAACAACTCGATGTAATCTTTTCCCAGCTCTTTGATAATACTTTCCACAAAGATAATATCTCTTCCCTAAAAACTCTTGAATCTTCTCTGAGACTTGAATAATCATAAATAGCCATTACTACATCTCGCTTTAGTTCGCAAGCCCTACTCCATCCAGTAGGAGTTAAGAATTTATGGTCAGGGGTGGAGATGATAAAAGAACCATCAGAGAAGGTAAGCTTTATAGTAGGAACTTGTTTTTTTATTAAGCCACAAGAATGATATTTTTTAACCCCCTTCTCCGTTAAAACTTCCCCTTCTTCGGGCATGTCTTTTATCTTGTAGATTCCTGAAGGGGTGACTACCTTTGTCTCTCCATCTAGGCATAAATGGTCGAATTTATCAGGTAGGGAGCCATCTTCCTTGTAGCACCAATTGCTCCACTCGCTATCTAGGTTTTTACATCTATCAGAGATGAAAAGAGTGTTAGGGGTGGTAATAACGTCCTTTAAAAGAGAGACCCTTTCTGGAGACTTGGCACCTCTTTTTTTAACAGAGAAGAGAGATACGTCAAAGAGGTCATAAACAGAAGTTTGAAACCAACTTTCTGCTGGGTCATAGTAGTGACTCCAATGTTGAGCATGAAGGCTTTCAGCTTTTTTAGCTATAACCGGCCAGATACGAGAAGTATGAGTTTTAATTCTTTCTTGCTCATAAATCTCATCTAAGAAAAGTAATTGAGAGGTATAAGGGTTGTGAGCCATGAAAAGAACAGCAAAACAAGATTGAGCTGGGTCAGAGATAGAATAAAAATCCCATTTCTTTCTATTCCCGTCTAACATTTTCATTATTAATGAATGAGGTTTGATTATTTTTTGTTTATAATCATTCCACATAGGAAGAACGGCTGCTGCTCCTCCTGGAATATATTTACCCATATATTCTCTTTCATATTCAGCTAGCCTTCCTGTTTTTTCTAGGCGCTCTCTCTCTTCCCTCAAAAACTCTCTATCAATAATTGGGTTATCTTCTGTAGGGGCTTCCATGTAGAAATATTTCTCGTTTTGTTTATCTACTTGATAAAGCCAGTAATCCCTCATTCTTGTGTAATGACATTCTTTATCGGGAGGAGTGGAGAAAGAGAGGAAGGATGCGTTTTTAGCTCCCAAGTTTGGACGCATAGCGTTATCGAACTCTTCGTCTATGTCCCTAGTCTCATCATATATCATTAAGTCTGGAGTAGTTCCTCTTTTTGTTTGCTTATCAGCACCAACAAGAGCTATTTGAGAGCCGTTTTTAAAATAGATAGTGAATTCTGACTTAAGAGAATCATCTAAGAAGTCAGAAGGGCCAAATTCTTGTAATCTTCTTGGTTGCCAGTAAATGTCTCCAGCTTGGACTCTTGTAGGAGCTACTATGTAAACAAGAGACTTAGGATTCTCTAGGGCAAATCTCCAAGCTACGTAAAGAGCACAAAAGGAATTGTGAGTTGGAATCATAGATTTTCCAGCTAAATATAAATTCCCTGGAGAATCTACGGAAATACACCTTCCTGGCCTAGATTCTATAGGCTCTACCTTGGTTATGAATCTATGATTAGGTTTTTTTCTTGGTTTAAAAAGATTAGCCTTCCTTGATATATGAAAACAAGAAAAGGGAGGCCTAAACGAAACGATAAAACACTCCCGATAAGAAGTTCCTTTTATTTTACCTATTTTAGAACCTCTCTTAACCTGCCCCCCTAAAGAACAAACTAATCTATCAACTCCGTCTGCTAAGTTTTTATTTGTGTTATAAAAATAACAATCTCCCTTCTTAGAAATGTACCCATCAGTGTCCATTAATCCTTTTAATAGCTCCAGTCTCTGAGAAGGGGATGCCCAGAAGTATTCCTCTGGAATGTGTTTATTCTTTAAAAGAGATTGTTCTCTAAGGACTGGGGAAAAATCCCTAATATAAATCCTTTGGAACTCCGGGCTTCGAGTTATGGTATAACCATCCGCCTCTATCTTAAGAAAAACTTCTTCATCCACCCCCGAAACTAAAGGAGAAGCTTGACAACCATCTCCCAACCAAGCTCCTAATGTGTAGGGAGCTATTGGTAGAGGTTTTTCTGGCAGGGAGATTGGAGCGGCTATTTCTATCGAATGATTATACTCCTTTCCTGCCATTAGGGTATTTTTTATCTCTTCAGTCGTAATTACCTCGGAAGTTAGCTTTTTATATCTTGAGCGAGGAGAGAGATTTCTCACATTAGACTTCCTAACTCTTTTAGTTTTGGTCAACCATTGATGGTCTTTACAGGCATCTAACGTAGTCCCATCACTAAAGGTTATCCTATATAGAATGGGATTCTCTTCTATCTCAAAAAGATGAGTAATAGGATAAGGATTACCATCAACCCCAAAAACCTTATCCCCCTCCTTAAGTTCCCCCATAGAAACGAAACCCCTATCTGGGGTAGGAATCTCCACATCTAAGGGTAGGAGCTTCCCAAATTTTCTCCCGCATTGTATGAAGAGCCTATTTTTTTTATCTTTTAAGAGAGCTAGGATGACTTTCCATTGACCGGGATGAGGATATTTAGTTTGTTCTCTTAAGTATTGATGGAACTTACCTATAGTTTCTCTATGTCTAAGGAGTTTTTCTATTTCATCAGGAGAGAACTGGGTCATCTTCTTTGATTTCTATTATTAGCTTGTCTATATCTTCTCTTGTTAGATGGCGATGCTCTTGAATCTCTGTAGGCTTTCCTTCTTCTAGTCTAGCCATAGCATCTAATTCTTTACTTTGAGTTACTAGATTCTTTAGGTCAGAAACAGAGAGCGAGGAAAGAGTTGCATCGTCTGATAAAATTTCTTGAAGCTTTCTATGAGTGATGACGAGGGAAAGAGCTTTGGCTTCAAGAATTAATGGGAGATTGTTCTCTATGAATTCTTTTGTACAAAGCTCTAAGGTTTCTTTAACTTTAACATTAACTGCTACTCGTTTAACTAACCATTGAAGGAATCTTGGAGATACTTCATCTTTATACTTTACGATTATTTCATGGTCAGCCATCCCGTCCATCTTGTCTTTAAAGACCTTAGAGGTGTATAGGGCGATGTCACCGCTAGATAGCCTTGGTAGGTCTGATGGATTGGGATTCCCCGGCATTTAACAACCTTTTTTCTTTTTTCCCTTCTTGTCTTTCTTTTTCATTTTTTAACTCCTTTTGTTCTAACGAAGAGGACTCAGAACGAATCAACTCAGTTAGTTCGTTATAATCTAAACCCTTTAAACATCTAGTTACTGTGTCTTCTAACTTTTCTTGTCGAAGCCTTGAAGCAACCTCTTTGATTAAAGACTTTGGAACCTCTACAGAACAGTTATGGTCTTCTAAGAGCCTTCTTTTTATTCCCTCTAGGGATAAGGTTATTCTAGTTCTATCCATCTATGTTCTTAAAAAGCCTATGAGTTAATCCCCATGCTAAGGCTATCTGAAAGACAGCATTAGAGATTGAAGCTAGGTTAGGGTTAGAGATAGCTTCTTTAAGGGCTTCTACAGCCAAGAATTGGCCTTCTGTTAGGTTTATTCCTAAGTAGGCTAGTATTGACTTATATCCGTTAAAGATTCCTCCTAGAGAGAAGAAATTCTTTAGTTTTTGTATCAGGCTTTTCATAATCCTCCTAAAATATTTTTATACTCCTGTGCCCCCTTCACTCCTACTAGAGTAAGGGTAATCACAATCAAAAGCCAATAAATTATTTTTAAATGAAAACCTAAGACTTCTGTTAGCTTTAAGCTAAAAGTGTCCATCGAGGATTTAAACTCCCTCAGAGCTATTAGGAGCTGAGTCTCCAAGTTCACTATCCTCGATTCTAGCTGTAGAGCTCTCAAGTCCTGCTTCTGCTCTATCTCCCTCAATCTGTCTTCCAAAGTAAATTTTCTCAACCTCCGTTAGGCCTAAACTTAGATTAGCAAATCCTTGACCTAAGTGCATTAGAAAAGCTGCTACCTTAGAAATTTCTTCTTTAGTTATTTCCATTATAGTCCTTTATAAGCTTATTTATAAACTCGTTAATAGAAAGCTTCTTTTTTACTTTAAGAAGCTTCTTCTTACTTGAACCTGTTAGTCTTAAGGTAAGTCTATGTATCTCCTCGCCTTTTAAGTATTCTGGTATCTTTCCCATATCTTGTAGTAATACCATTAAACTTGTTTTATGTAAATAGTTATTTTAGTCTTGTATTTTCTTCTTTCTCTTAGTAAGATTATTCTATACACGACACCTATAACGTTCTTGTCGTTAGGTAAGTAGACTCCTTACCTGTAAAAAAGGCTCTGGGTCTTATGACTTGTGGCTTATTGAGACTAGGATTGAGCAGTTCCTTATAAAGCTAAGTGCGTAGGCTCTGCGTCGACAGCAACCTACACTAGGAAGAGTAGCTAGTAACTTGGTCTCTTCCTTGCGGAGTCCCAAATCTTTTTGGCGAGGGCTTTGATTAAACGGGAGTATCGGATTTCCTGCCTGGCCTTTTGTAAGGTTCAAAGAAGTTACTGCGAAGCGACCGACCGACGGGAGTTGTTTCTAAGAAGGCTTTGCTAAACTACTAGATATATTTTTTTATTTCTAGTGGTAAGGCTTGGTCTTGCTCTCTCCCTCTCTCAAAGAGTTAGTTCCGTGTTTACTATATAATAGCTATATAAATATAATTAATACGAATAG